AAGGCACGTGACCAGCAGTGGCGTCAGAAGGTTGAAGAAGCCCTTGATGATAACTATATCCAGAGCAAGGATATCCTGGAGAACCATGCCAATTCAGCCAAGCCGCTGCAGCAGCTGATAAAGGCTTGTCAGGCTTTGGAAGTGGTGGATGTTACACAGCCGAGTTTCGCTACTGATGGGCAAGTCCGGGGCTGCGTACAGTCACTGCAGGATTATGTGAGCAAGTTCAAGGATATTCTTGGAATGTAAAGGAAGTATGTTGAATGAAGAAACTGTGTCTTGAGTCAAATGAAAATGGCAATGAGTTGATTGTCACAGGAGACATAGATTCGATTTTCAGCAACAGACGCGCCGCACGTTTTCTCAAAGATACGGTCAGTTACAGGCAGACGGATGATGGTCTTATTATTAACGCCGAAGACGATATCAATAAGACCATAGACCGTATAAAAAAGATTTGTGAATATATTTCAGCGGAGCTGGAATATTCTGGCCGCGTGTCTGAAGCTGTTAACAATTACGCCCTGGAAGAAGAGAAGTTTGATGAGTTTGCGGAAAAAGCGAGATTGATCCGCGACAACCATTGTGATAAAGCTGAATTTCAGGATTTTGTTGATTCGGTAAGTAAGAATCTGCCAAATAGGAGTCTGTATGAACTGCAACTCCTGTCAGCGTATCACCTGGCGTTTTCCCAGAACGCATGTAACTTCTCCGTCCCTGGTGCCGGTAAGACAAGCGTAGTTTATGGTGCGTTTGCTTACCTGTCGAATCTCTCACCCGATAATAAAAAGTATGTTGATAAGCTACTGATTATCTCGCCGTTGAGCGCCTTCGGACCTTGGGAACTCGAATATGAGGAGTGCTTTGGGGAGAAGCCATCCACGAAACGTCTAAAC